CTCACCGAGATCGAGCGCCACGGGGCCAAGATCGACGACCTCATCCTCTGGCTCGGCGGCGACTTGATGAGCGGCATGATCCACGAAGAACTCGCCGAGAGTAATTCCAAGACGCCCACGCAAGTCATCCTCTGGCTGCAAGACCGGCTCGCAGACGGCCTCGCCACGCTCAAGCCCCACTTCAAGCGCATCCTCATTCCGACCAGCTACGGCAACCACGGACGCACCACCGTCAAGCCCCGCCACGCCACCGGAGCCGCCCACAGCTACGAATGGCTTCTGTATCGCATCCTCGAAGGCCGCTTCGCCGACGACCAGCAAATCGAATTTCAAATTGCGGACAGCTATTTCAATTTCATGACCGTCTTCGACCGCCGCCTCCGCTTCCATCATGGCGACGGCCTCAAATTTCAAGGCGGCATCGGGGGCCTTACCATCCCGACAGAAAAAGCAATAGCTTCATGGAATAAGTCGCCGAACCGAGCCGACCTTGATCTCTTTGGGCACTGGCACCAATACCAGCAGAACCGGCACTGGCTCTGCAACGGCAGCCTCATCGGCTACAACGCCTACGCCCTTTCGATCAAAGCCAGCTTCGAGCCCCCCACGCAGACCTATTTCCTCCTCGATAAGAAGCGCGGCAGGACCATGACCTCTCCCATTTACCTATGACCTGGAAACACCTCGCCAAGCGCACGAACAGCCTTCCCGAAGGCTGGAGCACCCCCGACGAAATCGCCGCCGACCTCGACTGCGAAATCAGCGAAGTCCCCAAAATCCTCGCCGCCGCCATCCGCGACGGCCAAGTCGAGAAGCAGAATTTCCCGCACTGGCAACCCGGCAGCCGCCAACTGCTCTATCAAACCGGCTACCGCCAACGCACGGCTGGCACCAAACCCTCCCCCGCCGCAGCGGAAACCATCCCCGGCATCCCCGCCGACCTATTGCCAAAAGTGCGAGACAAAATCCTCGCCCACCCGCACAAAACCGCCTCCGGCATCCGCGACCTTTTTAGCAGCAACAACCGCCGCCGCCTCTCCACCCCGGCCATCCGCGCCCTCCTTGACAACCCCCCGCAGAATAGAAGGTAGATGCCCGATGACCAAACAATCGTAGAAGGCGATGCCGGATTCCTCGGCATGGCCTCCCGCTTGAACCCGCTGCAACTCCAGCCGGGTATGGTCCAATACGCCGAAAACATGCGACTCGACCGAGGCGTAGCGCAGACGCGCAAAGGAGCCAAGCGGTTGGGAGATGGGATCGCGGCGGGCATTGAGCCATTGGTGCTGCCATTCATTTTGGGAGACGAAATCACCGGCCCCATCATCCGCGCCAGCTACAACGGCGGCATCCTCGCCAGCGGCATTTTTTCATCGCCGAACTACGACAACGCCAACGAATGGATCGTCCTCTGCGGCCCCACGCAAGCCTTCCTCTACCGCCAAGGCGAATCCCTCCTCGTCAAAAACTACCCTGTATCGCCCGACGAAATTCTCGAACCCACCGACACCGCATCCTGTATCCAGGCGTTTGACCGTTTCTACCTCCTGCGCGAGGCCGATATGACGCTCCCGGGCTGGGATTGGAAATACACCACCAGCTCGGGCATCGCGGTATCTGGCACTACGGCCACCGTCCACATCACCGCCCATGGCCTCGCTGCCGGACAGCGCGTGCGGATCGAGGAGGGGAGCGAAGCGGCGTTTCAAGGCCATGAGTTCGACATCCTCACAGCTACGGCCAATTCCTTCACCATCGCCGTGCCCGCTGGCACAGCGCCGGATGTCTCCGCCGACATCGCAATCCGCCGCGTCAAAGCCCCGCTGTGGTGGGACGGCCAAGCCACCACCCACTTCGTCCGCGCCCAGGCAGGCACGCCCACCAACGCCTCCTTCAAGCGCATGCGCTCCACCGGCTGGGCCAGCTACATCAACAACCGCCTCGTCCTCCCCGACGGCCGCGACGCCGTCACCCTCTCCGATGTCTTCGACCCCGACCTCTACGACCCCTTCTGGCAAAACTTCCGAGCCAACGCCGGGAGTAATGACTACCTTGTTGCCGTCCACCCCTGGGTCGATGGCAGCGTTTTGGTGTTCATGCGGAAGAGCATCTACCTCGCCGAGGTCAACCAAGCCTACGACGCCACGGGCGACAATACGCTCATCTCTTCGATCACGCTTTTGACAAATGAAATCGGCTGCGTCGCCCGCCGCTCCATCCAGACCGCAGGAAATTTCGTTTTCTTCCTGAGCGACGCGGGAGTCTATCGCCTGGATACCAAGCTCGACCTCAAACTGCGCGGCGACACGCTCCCTCTTTCGGACCCCATCGCCGACCAGTTTGAGCAAATCAACGCCGCCACCGCCCATCGCTCCGTCGGCCTTTGGTTCAATAACCGCTACATGCTCGCGGTCCCCATCGGCCCCGCCGCTACGGCAAACAACACCCTCTTTCTCTGGAACGCCCTCAACCAGCAATGGGAATCCCGCGACGCCTACTCTTTCTTTTTGGACGAGCTCCTCGTCAGCGACTACGACAACCAACGCCGCGTCTTCGCCGCCAGCCAAACAGGCAACCTTTTCCTCCTCGACGAAATGGAACGCGGTGACGACATCCCGGAATCCAACATATCGGACGAATTCACCCCCGTCGCCGCAACTCTCCGAACACGCCGCTACGGTTGGGGATCATTGAATACCAAACGCCTTACGCGCTCCAAAGCCAGCGTCCTCCTCCCAGCCGACTCCTCTTGCGAACTCCGCGCGATTACTACTGACTCCGACGCCGATTTCCAAATCGCAACCCTCTCCAACACCCTAGCCGAAGAAGAAGACTACACGCTCAAAGCCCCATTGAGATGCAAAGCCGTCGGCCTCGATTTGCAATTCTCCACCCTCACCGGTCGCCCCATCCTTCGCCAAATCACCGGCGAAGCCACGCGCTCCGCGCTTGAGCCCACCGAAACCCGCACCCTCAACTGACCCATGGCACTCGTAACCAAAGGCAAAACCTTCACCAACGGCGAACTCGTCACTCCCGCCAAAATTCATCAACTCGTCGATTCGGCCACCGTCAGCAATATCGTCAACGCCGACATCTCTGCCGGAGCCGCTATCAGCCTCTCCAAGCTAGCCACTGAAGCTCTGCCCGTTGGGATTACCGTCGCCAGCGCTAATATCGTAGATGGCACCATTACGAACGCCGACATCTCTGCCAGCGCCGCTATCGTGGACACCAAACTTGCTACCATTTCCGCCGGCGGGAAAGTTTCCAACTCCGCCACCACTGCCACCAGCGCCAATACCGCCAGCACCATCGTCGCTCGGGATGCCAGTAGGAATTTCGCCGCAGGCACCATCACGGCTACCCTGGCCGGAAATGCCACTGGGAATGCTGGCACAGCAACAATTCTCCAGAACGCACGCGCAATTACTCTAAGCACAGACGCGACCGGTTCTGTTTCTTTTAACGGATCAGCAAATGTCACCATTCCTGTGACTATTGCAAATAACGCAATCACCACGGCGAAATTAGCGGACGCCAATGTGACTACGGCAAAAATCGCGGACGGAGCGGTGACTTTATCCAAGCTCAACTCCAGCGTCATTCTTGTTCCGACCGGAGCCGTTATGGCGTTTGCCATGAACTCCGCGCCAAGTGGCTGGCTCGCCGCTAATGGGTCGGCAGTGTCTCGCACAACTTACGCCGCTCTCTTTGCCGCCATCGGCACAACCTACGGCACGGGGGATGGAAGCACCACATTTAGCCTGCCCGACCTGCGCGGCTACTTCGTGCGGGGGGCGGGAACTAATGGCGACGGGGTGGCTGCAGGCACTTTTGGAGCCAAACAAACAGATGATTTTAAGTCGCATACGCACGAAGATAATGGTGGTTACATCGCTAATGAATACGATTATTCCCCAGGGGAGTGGCCGGGCCTCAGAAGAAGCCTTAACATTGTAACAGGTGCAACTGGCGGAACCGAAACCCGCCCGCGCAACATCGCCATGTTGTATTGCATAAAAGCCTAATGCTCCCCTGGGAACGCGCCCGAAACTGGCATGACGACAACACCACTGAACCCTTCGAGTCCCTCATCGCTTGGCACATGGCCCACGGCCTCGTTTTCAACACCCCGCAAGTCTTCCTCCTCGCCCACGAAGTCCACTACTCCCCAGACACTAACACCATGACCTACGACCTCCCCCCCAACGCCTGGTTCGTCGAGTTGGCCGCCTCGGTCGGCCACACGAACCCCGTCCGCGAATTCATGCGCGTCGCCACCCGCCCGCAAGCCTGGGCCATCTGGCACCGCCGCAATTCCTTCCAACCCCACGCCTACCCATGGGCCAAACTCGCCCGCCGTGTGGGCCTTGCTGAAGGGAGGGTAGCGTAATGGGCGGCGGAGGAACATCCAAACCAAAGATGCAGCCGGTGCCCGAGGCTGCTGAGCCGCTGGACTATGATAAAATGTTTGCGGCAGCGCGGGAGAACTCGCGCCTCATCAGTCAAGACCAGATCGACCAACTCAAAGCGGCCTATCCCGAATTTGAAAAGCTCCAGCTTGGCACCATCAACAAGGTTGCTGGCAACCTGGATAACAAATACACCCGCGCCGCCAACGAAGCCATAAATGCAGCAACACAATCTGGCGACCGTATTGGAGACGCGGCTAACCGTGCCAAACAGCTTGCGACCGAGGCCCAACAATTTGCAATGGGGCCTACGGACCTTGACCGCCAAATCGCAACGCTTGGAGCCTCATCTATGCAGCAACGGGCGGATCAAGTTGCTGGAGCGCAAGTTGCCGATGTCGGCAATATTGGGGCCAGTGTCGCCGAGCAAGCCCTCATGCGAGAAGCTGCTGGGAGTGGGCTTCTCGGACAACTTGAAAGCCAAGCCGCCAAGGATATGGCGCTCGGTCGTAACCTTTCTGCCGAACAAGAGCGGGAAGCCATTCAAAGCGCCCGCGCCGGAATGTCGGCCCGAGGACTTGGTGCGGGGAATGCCGCCCTCGCCGCCGAAGTCCTCAACCGGGATCGTTTTGCATCTCAACGGGAGAATGAACGCCGAGCTTTTGCCTCTGGCGTTCTTGGCCAAGCTACCGGTGTCCGCCAAGCCGCCAACCAATCCTACCTCGCCCGCGAGGAAAGCAACTTGGGTCGAGCCCAGCAACGCGCTTTGACCGATGCCCAATTCCGTCAACAAGCCTCGCTCGCAAATCAAGACGCCAACCAGCGCCAGGTCGAGTTGAACCGCGCCTTCCTGCAAAACGCAAACCAATCGGGAATCAACTCCCAGATTTCCCGAGGATCATACGCTGGCCAAATGCTCGGGCAGACCGCCAACATGTTCGCCCAGCAAGGCGCTCTTGGTCTAAACATAGCCAACGCCAACCTCGCCGTGGACCCCTACCAGCGGGCCTTTGCTCCCGGAGCCTCCTTCGGGCAAGGGCTGAGTGGCCAAGCTGGCGGAATGGTCGGCCAAGCCTACGGAACAGCCCTTAATACAGTTACAAGCACAAATTCATTTAACGCCAACATGCTTGAATCCCGCCGCAACACAGTGCAAAACAACAACGCCTCCCTGCAAAGCGCCTACATGGGAGCCAAGGCGAGCGAGAATGCCGCGAATATGGGCCTCCAGGGAGCAGCCATGGGAGCCAGCGCCGTCGTCGGAGCAGCCGCCGCCGCTTGCTGGATCGCCCGCGCCGCCTTCGGCACGGCCACCGCCCGGTGGAAGGACTACCGCCGAGCCATGCTCCGCCATGCCAGCGACCGCACGATCCGTCTCTACTGCCGCCACGGCCAATCCATCGCCGCCGCCATCACCACGCCACTCCGCCGCCTCATCGCCCGCCTCACGCTCCGCACCCTTCAATGGTCCTGGAACTAACAGAGAAAATCCGGCTCGAAGGAGCCCAACGCGCCTGCACGCCAGAAGAAACTCTGGATCGTATGCGCCCGCATTTCCACACCGCAGGCATTACCCGCCTCGCCGAGATCACCGGGCTTGACCGCATCGGCATCTGTGTGGCTCAGTGCATGCGGCCAGATGCCATCGTTCTGGCCGTGGATTCCGGCAAAGGAGCCACCATCGAAGCCGCCAAATGCTCGGCCATGATGGAGGGCTTCGAGCGCCATGTCGGCGAAACCAGCCTCCCGCCCCACACCCTGGCCTCTGCCGCCCAACTCGGCGACCTCGCCGAGACCCGCCTGCCCATGATCAAAGGCGCGGTCTTCCACCCCTATGCCGTCATGCCCTGGACCGAGGGTTTGGGTCTCCGCAGCGGAGCGCCCCGCATGGTGCCCACTGACACCGTGCGACTCATCGCCCGCCCCGACCCCGCTCCGCTGACCAGCATGCCCTTTGCCTACACCAGCAACGGCCTTTCCTCCGGCAATACCTACGCCGAGGCCGTCGCCGGGGGGCTCTACGAGTGCATAGAGCGCGACTGCACCGGCATCGCCCAACGCCGATTGCAGGATTTCCCGCGAGTCGATCTCGACACCATCACCGACCCCACCGTCTCACGCCTCGTCCGCACCTTGCGCGAGGCCGATGTCACTCCGGTCCTCATCGATGTCACCAGCGACATCGGCGTGCCCGCCTACATTTGCTACCTCATCGACTGCGACAAGGGATTTGGCGTCAACAAAGGCTACGCCGCCCACCTCGACCCCGCCATCGCTCAAGCCCGCGCCATCACCGAGACCATCCAAGCCCGCGCCGTCTGGATCGCTGGGAGCCGAGACGATTTCTTCCACCACCTCCACGAGAAGGTCAAATCCACGGACTCCGCTGCGGTCCTCGCCCGCCTCTACAAGCACGCCACCATCAGTGCCAACGCCCATCCCGACCGCTCCGGCGAGACCTTTGAAGCCGACATCGACACCCTCCTCGATCTCCTCGATGCCGCCGGTATTCCCGAGCCGCTGGTTTACCAATTTACCC